CCGCTGGCGGCGGCCAAGGTGGAGGTGTAAGCGGAGGCTCTGGTGGAGGGGCTAAGTCAGGAAGTGCCGGTTCAGGAAATGTTCCTAGTGTAACACCCGCTCAGGGCTTTGATGGAGAAGTTAACGGTAGTCTTGGCGGCGCTGGTGGTGGTGCTTCCGAAGCAGGAGGCACACAGTTAACAAGAAGAGGAGGAAATGGATTAGAAAATTCTATCACAGGAACTGATACTTATTATGCCGGCGGCGGCGGCGGTGGAGCTAATACTTCCCCAAACTTTAACCAACCGCGTGGAGAAGGAGGCTTAGGCGGCGGCGGAGAATCTGGAACAAATACAGGCAATACACCTAACACCGGCGGCGGCGGCGGAGGCGGTAACTGGACAGGAAATACATCCCCAGGCGAACAATCAGGAAAGGCCGGAGCTTCTGGAGTAGTAATTTTAAGGATGCCTACTAGTAAATATTCAGGCACAACAACTGGCTCACCAACAGTCACTACTGATGGAAGTGCCACAATATTAACTTATACCGGAAGTGGTACTTATACAGGATAATGGAGTACACACAAACAAATAGTGCATTGTTGGATATTGATGTGGTATATCACATTGTAAAACCAAATAAAAATGAACTTTAACGATATAAAAATATTAGGTATAAATAGTTTAGTCTTAGGAGTTTCTATGACGCAGATAGACGTAGTACTAAAAATTTTATTACTTTTAGTATCAATTGGATATACAATCCATAAATGGTACTTAATGTATGGAAAGAATAAGTGAACATATATCTTATAAAGAAGGAAATAAATCTAATACCGCTTTGCGGTTAGGAATAAATAATACCCCAAGTGATTATGCTTTTACTAATATGGTTGGTGTCGCTTATAATGTTTTCGAGCCTCTTAGAAAATTTGTAGGTGGACCTATAAGAATCAACAGTTTTTACAGATGTGAAGAATTAAACCGAGCTATCGGTGGAAGTTCACGCTCGCAACATTGCGAGGGTAGAGCTATTGACCTGGATGATACACTTGGATATAAAACAAATGCTGAGATGTATCAATACATAAAAGAAAATTTAAGCTTTGACCAGCTTATATGGGAGTTTGGTGATGAAACAAACCCGGATTGGATTCATGTAAGTTATGTTTCAGAAGATGAAAATAGAAAGCGCTGTTTAAGAGCAGAGCGAATAAATGGTAAAACTTCATATCGAGTAATATGAGCAAAGATAAAAAACCATTTAAAGAAACAGGGGTAGGAAAGTTTCTCATCGAGAAAGCGCCTTCGATACTAGGTATTGTAGGTGATGCTATACTTCCCGGCAATGTAATATCAGAGCTTATTAGCGGAAACAACGAGCTTAGTGAAGGAGACAAAAGAATAGCTCTTGAAAAACTTAGACTCGAGCGCGCAGAAATAGATGGTGTAACTAGGCGTTGGGTCGCAGATTCTGGAAGCCAGAGCTGGCTTGCTAGAAATGTGAGACCACTGACTTTGATTGTATTAGTTGGAGCGTATGTAGGCGGATGGTACATGGGTCTTGAAACATCTGATACAGCCTCTCTTCTCACATGGGTACTTTGCGGATACTTTGGAGCGAGAACAGCAGATAAGATAGGAGTAAAACTTCCAGGCAAATAATCGTTATATTTGTATTAATAAATTTAATACAATGCAAATTAGAAAGATATCAATAGGTCCAGACTATAAGTCTAGCGCAATGCACTATATTGTAGGACAAGAAATACTTGGAGGTTCACACAGCATTCATTTAATAAAACAAGACGAGCAGAAAGGCTCAATAAAAATATGGATTCAAAAAGCAGATGAAATATTTTTATGGAAAGAGTTCAATTCAACTATGCCGATTTCTGTAGAATATAATATAAACTTTTAATGAGGTCACCTTTTTATTTTATAGTAAGACCTACAAAAGGTAAAAGATATAATAACTCAAAAGAAATAGGGGGTGTAGATTTTATAACGAGCACTTCAGAAGAAAACCATATAGCTTCTAACAGAGAGGCTATTGTTGTTTCTACTCCCTTAGGATACAATGGAGATATAGAGCCAGGAGATGTGCTTTTAGTACATCATAATGTTTTTAAGTTTTACAACGACATGAAGGGTAGGCAAAAGAGCGGTAAAAGTTTTTTTATGGATGATTTGTTTTTTGTAGACAATCAACAGTTTTATATGTATAATAAAAACAATAAGTGGTATTGCCACGATAAGTATTGTTTTGTAGAGCCAGTACCAGTTACTGAATCTTATATACACAAGCCTTTTGCCGAAGAGCCGCTCATGGGTAAAATGAAATACATAAATAAAACATTACAAGAGCAGGGCATAAAAGAAGGCGACCTAGTTACATTTAGACCAGATACTGAATATGAATTTAATGTAGATGGGCAGAAGCTATACAGAATGTATGACCACCACATTACAATGTGTTTATGAAGAATACTATAAAATGTAGTCAGTGTGATGAAACATTTACTGGTGGTTATGATTATAGAATGCACTGGGAAAAAGCTCATTTAGATAATGCAATAAAACAAAATGAAATCAGAAGAACTAAAAAAGAAAATAATTGAAGCAGGAAGAAAGGCTGTAGAACAGCTTATTAAAGTTGCTCAAGAAGATATTATTAAGCACGACCCAGAAGATGAGCTGGCGGCAGATAGATTAAAGAACGCAGCAGCTACAAAGAAGTTAGCTGTATTTGATGCTTTTGATATATTAAACAAGATAGACCAGGAGCAGGAAAATATAAACTTATCAAATAACACAGACGCTAAAGTTGAAACAAAACAAGGATTTGCAGAAAGACGCTCAAAGTAGTATCTATAAAGTTTTAGATGGATACATACCAAAAGGTGTATTGGCTAATAAAAATAGAGCCAAGACCTGGGAGTATGGATATAATGATAAATATGATTTTGTTTGTATTTCTAAAAATGGTACGCTCGGAGATGTTGTGGAAATATCAGGGCTGAGGATAGGCTTACCTATGCTTGCTAAAAATTGTTTCTCAAGGTCTAAAAGTAAATCAGAGCAGTATTGGGAAAGACAAGAACTTCCCAAAGAGCTATCTAGGATATACTCTATATTTCAATGGAACGAAATGCCAACTCCATTTAAATCTAAATGGGTTGATTATATTGAGGCGGAGTTTGACAGCAGAGAAGAGGGGCATTGGTTTATGAATAATGGTAAGCCAACTTACATTACTGGCTCGCATTATATGTATTTACAATGGTCAGCAATTGATGTTGGATATCCAGACTACAGAGAAGCTAACAGGATATTTTATATTTTCTGGGAAGCGTGTAAAGCTGATAATCGAGCGTTTGGAATGATATATCTAAAGATTAGACGTTCAGGTTTTTCGTTTATGGGCTCTTCTGAGTGTGTAAACGCAGGGACATTGGCAAAAGATTCTAGGGTAGGGATACTATCAAAGACGGGAGCGGATTCTAAAAAAATGTTTACCGATAAAGTAGTTCCTATATCAAACAGACTACCATTCTTTTTTAAACCCATACAAGATGGTATGGACAAGCCAAAGACTGAACTAGCTTTTAGGATACCAGCATCTAAGATTACAAAGAAAAATATGTACGATAGTGTTGATGATGAGCTTACAGGTCTTGACACCACTATTGACTGGAAGAACACAGATGACAACTCCTATGATGGTGAAAAGCTTATGTTGTTAGTCCACGATGAAAGCGGTAAGTGGATAAAGCCAAATAATATACTTAACAACTGGAGGGTTACTAAAACCTGTTTGAGGTTAGGTAGTAAGATAATAGGCAAGTGCTTGATGGGTTCTACTTCAAATGCATTAGATAAGGGTGGTAGTAATTTTAAGAAGCTTTACGAAGACTCTGATGTAACTACAAGAAACGCCAACGGACAAACTAAGAGCGGGATGTATTCTTTGTTTATTCCTATGGAAATGAACATGGAGGGTTTTATAGATATATATGGGCAGCCTGTACTTAGAGCTCCCAATGAAAGATGTAAAGGTGTTGATGGAGAGTGGATTACCAACGGAGCTATAGACTACTGGCAAGCTGAAGTAGATTCATTAAAATCAGATGCAGATGCGCTGAATGAATTTTACAGACAGTTTCCAAGAACAGAATCACACGCATTTAGAGACGAGAGCAAGTCTTCTCTTTTTAATCTTACAAAGATATACCAGCAGATAGACTACAACGACTCTTTAATACTAGAGCATCATTTAACAAGAGGGAACTTTTATTGGCAGAATGGAATTAAAGATACTAAGGTAGCTTTTAGCCCTGATAAAAGGGGTAGGTTTTTAATTAGCTGGACACCGTCAAAGGGATTGCAGAATAATGTGATTGATAGAAGAGGTATTAAGTTTCCAGGCAACGACCATATAGGAGCGTTTGGATGTGACTCATACGATATATCTGGAACTGTAGGTGGAGGAGGTTCTAACGGAGCGTTGCACGGAATGACTAAGTTTAGTATGGAAGAAGCTCCTGCAAATGAATTTTTCTTGGAGTATGTGGCTAGGCCACAGACGGCTGAGATATTTTTTGAAGAAGTTTTGATGGCCTGTGCTTTTTATGGTATGCCTATACTGGTGGAAAATAATAAACCTAGATTACTATACCATTTTAAGAATAGAGGATATAGAGGGTTTTCTATGAATAGACCTGACAAACACATATCCAAGTTGTCAAAAACAGAGAAAGAGCTAGGGGGTATACCTAATAGTTCTGAAGATGTGAAGCAGTCTCATGCTGCTGCAATCGAATCTTACATAGAAAAAAATGTAGGGATAGATTTTGATGGACAGTTTAGAGAGTCCGGAGATATGGGGAATATGTTGTTTACCAGGACTTTAGAGGACTGGGCAAAGTTTGATATAAGTAACAGAACTAAGTTTGATGCTAGTATTAGTTCTGGATTAGCTATTATGGCTACACAAAGGCATATGTATCAAGTCGAGAAAAAACAATCAAAAATAAACCTTAACTTTGCAAGGTATACAAATAAGGGAACTTTAAGTGAATTAATAAGATAGATGAAGGATGTTACAATAGACATTGCATCTACAGGCTTTCCAAGTCAATTCGTTTCAGATGCAGAAAAAGCAACTGACGAATTTGGTTTACAGATAGGACAAGCTATTCAATACGAAT